ATCGGGCCGTCCGTATCCGGTCGACGCGCCTTGCTGCTGTCGGCAGTGGCCGCATCAAAACGTCTTTCCGACCGCATCGCGGTCAGCTTCGAGACCGTTCGCCCTCGCACCTATGCCGATGGCTACGCGCTCGACAAATCAACTCGTATCGGCACGCCCGTGCCCAACAGACTTTAAGGGGCTATCATGCAGCGCAAGGTCAACTTTACCGCCAATCAGCAGGTGACGCTGGAAGACTACGATAACCTCGGAAACTTCCCGCGCGAAAGTCTCGACAACGTCGTCAAGGATCTCGGCGGTTTTCCGGTTGGGCGCTATTCCGGCTTTGTCGTCGAGCAGACCGGCCAGTCTGTCGTGCGCGTCAGCGTCGGCCGGCTGTTCGCCTCGTCCGGCGCCATCTTCGGCTTCGACGCAGAAGGGGGCCAGACGCTCGATTTCCTGCAGCACCTGCCGGCCGTCTCCCAGAAGATCGCCACCGTCATCGTCTACGGCAACACGATCAACACCGATGTCGAGCCGCGCACGCAGCTGGTCGATGTCGAAAGCGAAGACATCCAGGGTGTGGAACTGGCGACCGAGAACCGCCGCCAGGCCTATGTCGATTTCATCCTCGGCCAGGAAAACGCCACGCCGCAGGCGCCGGCCATCCAGTCGAACTACATCGCTGTCGCCAATGTGCTGCTGACACCTTCCGGTGTTGCCTCGATCACCCGCATCACGGCCAACGAGGTCACGTCGATCTATGGCAACTCCGAACAGATCGCCGACCATACGCGCCGATTTGCCCAGGTCGGGCCGCAGATCGATACGCTCAAGACCGATATCTCCGGTCTTGCCGCCGCCCTGCGGGCCAAGGCCGATTTTGCGATGGTTTCGGCCATGTCTTACGACCTGGCGCGCGTCAAGGAACGTGTCGATCTGCCGGACGATCATGCCGCCTATGGCAGCGATATCTTCTGGACCGACGACGAAAGCGATACGGCGCATCCTGATTATTCGGCCCGCACCGAACAGGGGCTGCGCTTTCCGTCAGCAGCGGAGGCGGTCGTTGCTCTTGAACTCGACAATCCGATCGAAGACCGCGTCATCGTCAACAATGGCATGGCCTTGCCGAAGTTCTCGCCCATCGTCCGGTTCTCCGCTGTCGGCAAGGACGGCGAATATCCGCTGACCAACACGACACAACAGACCGTGCAGCTGGTGCAACGCACCGAAGCGCGCACCGTACGCCGCTACTCCACCACCGAAACGCAGGGCGGCTCGAATGACAGCTGGTGGAAGACAGCCGCCAGCGTCAATGGCATGTCCCAGTCGCAAGTCGGCGCGATCTTCAGGCGCAACGGCGAGCTTTACGAGGTCGTGAACTACTACACCAATTACGATCCTCTTTACGCCTATTCCTATCTGGCCGGCACCCGACAAGCCTATGAACGCGTCACGCTGAGGAAATTCACCGAAGAGACGATGTACGACTATTATACCGATCGTGTCGTCTCGACCGAGAACGTCACGGGCTCGGTGGTCGCGCAGACGATGCTCAATTCGCAGGACGGCTATCTCGTCGGCTTCAACTGGTTTTTCACCCGCAAGGCGGCGGCCGGCGATGTTCGTTACATCGTTTGCGAGATGAAGAACAACGAGCCGGACCTCAATGCCGTGCTTGTCTCCAACGTAGTGCCGCCGGCGTCGATCGCCATCTATCCCGCCAAGACGGAAGTGCGGTTTAAACCTATCTTTCAGCCGAAGGGCAAGCGTTATGCCGTGGTGCTGATGTCCAACGGCGCTCACTTTGTCGCAACCGTCTCCGGCAACAAGCTGGCACAGGGCAACATCCAGTACATGATCGACGGCAGCTGGATCCAGGGCGATCCGTCCGTCGACATGGCTTTCGAGGCTGTCTATGCCAGCTTCGCCTCGCCGATCGTGCAGGTTTCGCTCAAGGCTTTGGAACTTGCCGGCGGCATCGACAGCGTCAAACTCAATCTCGACGCTCTCATTCCTGACGGCAGCAAGCTCGATTTTGACGTGCGCGTCGGATCGAAGTGGGTGCCGATCCGCGATGCAGCGGCGCATGTGGCGCTTCTGAGTAACCTGCCGTCGATCCTGCCGATCCGGGCGAACTTTATCGGCACCACCGATGTCATGCCGGCGCTTGGTCTCGGCGAGGACCGAACCGAGGTGACGCTGTCGCGGCCGGACGAAGATCTTTGCCACATCTCCACGGTGCGCACCATGCCGGCGCCCATGGACGAGGCGACGGTTACCCTGCTGGTCGAGAACTGGGACAGTGACGATCACGACATCGATGTCGTCCTGCTCACCGGCGGCTCGTACACGACGACGGTGACGCCATCGGCGCAGATCATCCAGGCAGATCCTGCCCGTGAGAATGCGGTCAAGGTCGTGGCGAGCTTCACGTTCGGCTCTCCGGTGTCGAGCTTCAAGATCAAGATCACCGGCGAAACAGGCGGCTCGGCGCGGGTCTACCACGTCTCCGAACGCGTCGACGTCGAGTTTACCTAAAAGGAGAGCACCATGGCCAAAGCGCCGGCGAAACCCGCCAATCCGTATGACGATCTCGATGACGATGCCCGCTACCAGGTCGAGATTGCCGCCCCGTTCAAGGTCGGTCGCGCCTGGGTGCGGCCAGGCCAGAAAGTTACCCTGACCGGTCGCATCATCAAGGACAATGCCGATGGCGTCTCCGCAGTTCAGCCGCTCGATCGCTGACCAGCTCGGGTTAAAACCGTCCGGTCAGTTCGGCTACGAGGCGATCTCCCGCCTGCTGCTGATCCTCGAAAACCGCTTCAAGCCGCTGGAGTTGGCCGCAGGCTCCAGCGAGCAGGTGGCGGAGGATCTGCGCACATTCGTTCTGGGGCGTGTCAACGATATCCTTTTGCCGGCAATCCAGAAGGTGTTCACGCTGACCGAACGCGGCTTCCTGGTGGCGCGGTCGGCTTCGCCCGCAACACTTGGCAACGGCAACGTCCTGACGCTGCTGATCAACGATCCGGCCGAGCGCGACCTGTTTACCCCGGCGCCCTTCGTGGCGCTGACGCGCGCTGCGACGCCGGACGACTACGCCATTGCGCGCACCATCGCCTACGACCGCGACCACGGCGAATACCTTTGCGAGGTTGTTGCCTTCGTCGGTGAGGCTGGCCCGCATTCCGATTGGGTGATAGGCGCGCTTGCCGGCTCCACCATCGCCGGACTGACGGTGCTTGGCGATGTCATTGCAGCCCGTGCCGCGGCCGTTGCTGCCGCCGCAGTCGCCGTCCCCGCGGCGTCGACGGCCACCACAAAAGCTGCAGAGGCTGCAGCAAGCGCCCAGACCGCAGCCCAGATCGCGGCATACTTCGAGCAGCTGGAAGATGTCGATCTTCAGGAGGTGGCAAATGCGATCACCGAGGCGCAGCAGTCGCTGACCGAGGTCCAGGAACAGATCGATACCTTCCTGTCTGGCGGTGTGCCGGCGGCATCCGTCACAGAGAGCGCAACCCGTGTTTTCGTGACGCCGGCGCAACGGACCGAGATCGGTCAGCTGCGCGCGGATCTCACCACCATGGACGGCAACTTTAATGGGGGCACGTTTTGAGCCGCGCCGCCCTGCCTACAGAAGCCGTCCGCTTCACGCCCGGCTATTCCTGGCGGCTTGATCTCGACATCCGCTTCGACGGCGAGCGGCCGGATGACTGGCCGGCCTGGACGATCCGGATGCATATCTGGACGGCCGGGCAAGCCTTCACGCTGACCAACGACGCCGGCGTGACCTTCGCGGAGATCGCCGGCCTTCCCGGCGGGGCAGCCGTCATTCCCGTCATCGTCATGTCGGCCGCGCAGACAGAGGCGCTTCGCGATGTCACGGCGCCAATCCAATACCTCATCGACCTCAAGGCGCCCGAGGGTGAGGCCGAAGACTATTTTGCCGGGGCGCTGGCAAAACAACCAGGACCGCCGGCGGAGTTGCTCACATGACCAGGATCGCCGTCACCATGCAGTGCCGCAGGATCACGGCCAGTGCCGAGATCCGCCACGTCGTCACGGCCTACATGCCGCCGCTGCGCGAGGTTGTGGCGCTGCAGGTGCCGGCGCGGCGCGGGCCACCAGGGCGGCAGGGTGATCCAGGCGAGCAAGGGCCGCCAGGTACCCTGCAGAACTCTGGAACAATAATCTTTAATGGGGGTCATTTCTGATGCCGACAGTTGTAATGGATGGCGTGTTCAAGGTCACGCGACGAGCCTCTGGCGGCGCGGCCGGTGCGCCGTCATCGCTCCTGTCAGGACAGGTGGCCTACAACGAGACTGACGACACCGTTTATATCGGTTTCGGTGACGATGGTTCTGGCAACGCCACGTCCATCCGCGCATTCGCGGGCGCCGGCACGTTTGCCACGAAGGCATATGTGACCGACGCCATGTCAGAGACCGGCGCCGGCGACATGCTCAAGTCCGAGTATGATAGCGACGATAACGGCAAGGTCGATGCGGCCGACAGTGCCGACCATGTGCCGTGGAGCGGTGTCGACGGCAAACCCGGCAACGCGACCAGCAGTGTGGACGGCTTCATGTCGTCGACCGACAAGGGCAAGCTCGACGGTATCGCTTCGAACGCAAACAACTATTCCCATCCCTCCGGTGACGGCAATCTGCATGTCCCGGCGACGGGCACCGGCAACAACGGCAAGTTCCTCAAGGCCGGCGCAACGGCCGGTTCCGGCGCGTGGGACAATGTCACCAAGGCGGACGTCGGCCTCAGCAACGCCGACAACACGTCGGACGCCAACAAGCCGATTTCCGACGCCACGCAATCGGCCCTCGATGCCAAGGCGCCGCTGGCATCGCCGACCTTCACCGGTACGCCGGCGGCGCCGACTGCTTCGTCTGGGACGAGTTCGACACAGATCGCGACGACGGCGTTTGTCGCCGGCGCCATCGCGGATCTGATCGACGGTGCCCCCGGCGCCCTCGACACACTCAAGGAACTTGCCGACGAACTCGGCGACCAGGACGATGCGCTTTCGGCGCTTGTCACCACCGTCGCTGGCAAGCTGGCCAAGTCCGCCAATCTGTCTGATCTGACCGACGTCGCTGCGGCTCGCGCCAACCTTGAACTCGACAACATGGCGCAGCAGTCGTCGAGCAATGTCAGCATCAGCGGTGGCACGATCTCTAACGTCGTCTTTGACGGAGGCACATTCTGATGGGTGCTCTTCTTGTTCCCAAAGGCACCCGTTCGACGTTCAACAGCAGGGTTTCGGCCAATGCTCTCGTCGAGGGCCGGCTGTACTTTCTGACGGACGACAAGCGCCTGGTCGTCGCCACCGGCGCCAACACGTTCGTTGAAGTCCAGCCCTATGACGTCGATACGGCCAAGCTCGATCTGGCCCAGACGTTTACGGCGGCACAAAGGGCAGCGTTCGCCACGCTGACCGATGCTGCGACGGTCACGCCCAATTTTGCTTTGGCCAATGACTTCCTGTGGACGATTGCCGGCACCAGGACGCTTGCCAATCCGACAAACCTTGTGGCTGACCAGAAAGGCGCGATTATCATCACCACCTCTGGCGCCAATCGCGGCATTACCTGCGGAAGCTACTGGAAATTCGCAGGCGGTACAGCTCCGGTCCTTTCCACGGCTTCCGGCGCGGTCGATCGTCTCGACTATCATGTGATCTCTTCGACGGTCATCCACGCCAATCACGTCAAGGATTATCGCTGATGTGGACCGGATCCATGATGATGTCGGGCGGCGTTCCCATATTGCCGTATCCCGCCGTCAATTTGACGCCGGGAACCATGCCAGACGGAGAAATTGGATATTCGACCGGTGCTGGTGGTGACTATCCGGCGCGAGGATCGATTTCTGGCCAGCCAATCCCCGTTACTGGAGTGACGTTGATCGACTTCGTCCGTGAAGGGCCATCTTCGACTTGGGTGCATTTCGCTACCCCTTCGGTTGGATACGACTTCCTCTCGCTCGTGTCGGGCCGGAAGCTGTATGTAAATGGCGTCGGATATAGCCCTTCCAACCCATGGCAACTTTACGGTCCGGCTACATGGCGAGCGTACTTCCCCACCGCGGCGCTCGTCGCCGGTACCGTCTACTCCATCCAGCTCGGACCATGACCATGGCGATCACGGCAACCTATAGCACGCCCGCATCCGAATGGACGCGCAGTCTCGACTACGCTTTCAGGCAATGGTCGGCGAAAATACCCGGTAATGCTCAACTGGATGTGGCGATCGCTTTCGATCCGTCCATGCATTACCTGGCCAGCTGCCTGATGATCAACAACGTAAACCTCGGGTCGTTGGGTGGAAAGAAGGTCCTCATTCCTTCGGCTGCCGCCAAGCTGCAGGATTGGACGGGCACCGGGCGGGATTTTCTGATCACAATCAATCCGACCTATCCATGGCACTTCGGGCCGGGAAACCCGCCTGGCGCATACTGTGCGGAGAGTGTCATGACCCATGAGATCGGCCATGCCTTGTTCATGGCCGAACTCCGAGCAAACGCCGACGGCTCGAAGGCCACGCCTTACATGCTGTGGCGCGATGCCCAGCCGCCGGCCATGTTCGCAAATGACCAGCATTTCGCCGGCGGCGACAGTCTGATGACCGTGGCTCTCAATATGGGCGCTCGAAACGTCATCACGGATACCGACATGGCGGCAGCGAAAGCCTGCGGTCTGCCGATCCCCGGAGCCAGCAGGATTTACCTTGCGCCAGGTGGCAGGGTGGATGTTCCCGGCGCGATCGGCGTGTGGCTGGGGAGTTTTTCGGCCTATTCCTGCCGCACCAGCGGCATGTCGATGGTCGAAATGCCAGGCGACAACGCCCTGACTTCCGTGCAGGAGCAGCTCTACCGTCTCTATCGCGCCACCATGGGCCGGTGCCCGGACCTTGCCGGTTATCGGTTCTGGCTGGGGCAGAATATGAGCCTGCTTGCATGGACTGCGGCGTTCATGACGACGCCGGAGTTTCTGGCCAAGAACCCGGCCAATCCCGCCAGCGATCGCCCCGGCTTCGTCCGGGGCCTCTATCGCAATATTCTCGGCCGCGATCCCGAACCGGCGGGACTGCAATGGTGGATCGACAGCGACTTCGATGCGGTCGGCCTTGTCGCCAACATCGCCCTGTCAGGCGAAAACGCCATCGGCGTGCCGATGTTTACGATGTGAGGGATACGACTTCCAACAGACCGCGATGGCTTCTTTTTCTTTGAAGCAAGGCCTCCACAATCATTAGGTGATATGCAAATGTTGTACCTATGGGCGCGTTCATTCAGTTTTTTGGAAAACTTGGCAGCATCACTCTTGCTGTCGCGGCGGTCGTACTAGCTATGGCAGCTGTATCCGCTACTGAAGCCGTGTCTAACCTGTCAAGTTGGGCTGCGCTATTGGGCATGGACTGGTTGGCTGAGATTGTCCGGTATCCGGCGTTTGATTTCTGGCTCAGTGTGATTGGTTTCTGTCTAATAACTGCCGTGGTGTCTGTGCGGGTTACTTTTTGGCGCCTATCGCACTCCTTGACAGGAAGACCGTCGCACAATGTCTCGCAACCGAAGCACTCGGTAACTGGCATAAGGGGAGACGCCACACTCGCCTTGTCTGCATTCGCAGCGCTGGAGCCGGACAATCGCAGAGTAGCCATTTTTTGGACATCTCCCGTGACTGCTCAGGGTTTGAGCCTTGCCGTGGATTTTCGTCCCGCTCGAGGACCGACCACCAGAGTGGTACTGATGCATCACGTCGATGTAGTCGAGAAACAGCGCGTAAAATCATTTCTGTTCGACGCAAGTGGTCAAACATGGCGATGGGCCGGCCCTGCAAATGAGATTGTTTTGTCCGGGGCCTTAACTTGCCTACTGGTGCTTGTCGGCTCGGAAGGCGACATCGCGGCATGGCGGTTCGCTGTCGCTGATAGAGAGTTCAGAGAGGTGCCCAAGGTAATTGGCGAGAACCTCTTCTTGAGACCGCTGGATTAAATCCAAGGGTGGTCAGCCCGACCACGGCAAACTTGCCTGAAGCTGGCCAAAAAAAGAGGCGCCCGAAAGCGCCTTTAGTTTGGGCCGCCAAGATGGATCAGAGGCGGGTGACGCCGTCTTGCCGCCGGCGGCTTGCGCCGGACTGAACTGAATTCGAACTTCACATCACACCCAGCCGCCGGCGCCCGCCGAGCGGCTTTTTTGTTGCCTTACAAGGAGACCCGCGTGGCCGACCTTTCGTACTTCCATGGCGTTAAGCTTGAAGAGAGCCCGGATACGCCGGCGCTCCTGCGCCTAAGCAATTTCGGCGCTACCTACATCAACGGCACGGCTCCTGATGCGGACGCAGCTGTATTTCCCCTCGACACACCGACGCTGGTGACTTCGCTTTCCGCCGCGACCGCGCTTGGCGCAGCTGGAACTCTGCTTGCGGACCTTACGGCGTACTTCGGGGAGGGCGGTTCGCTTGCCGTGGTCAATCGTGTCGAGCACAGCGACACGCCTGCTACGCTCCAGGAAAACCTGATCGGTGACCCGGTCGAGCGCACCGGCTTGTACGGCGCTTTGCGCGCAAAGAGCCTGGGGCTGCCGCAGCCGCGCGTCATTATCACCGCGGGTGACACCGGCGCATATGTCGAGGACGGCGTTGTGTCGGTCACGGTAACGGCGGGCGGTTCGCTTTACACGAGTGCCCCGACGGTTTCGTTCTCTGGCTCTGGTGACGCAGTCGCGACTGCGACGATCAACAAGCACAAGGTCAAGTCGCTCACAATCACAAACGCTGGCGCGGACTACGCATCTGCCCCGACGATCACGATCGCGCCTCCTCCGGCTGGCGGCGTGCAGGCGACAGCAACGGCGACTGTTACTGGTGGCGCGATCACCGCAATCACCATGGGCAATAACGGCTCCGGCTATGTTGATCCTCCGACAGTCACCATCTCCGGCGGTGGCGGTTCTGGTGCAATCTTGACTGCTGTGCTCGGCGGCCCTGTTACCGCTATCACGGTCACTGAACCCGGCGAGGATTACGGCTCGACTCCGACTGTTACGCTTTCCAGCGGCGGTGGTACCGGCGCAACGGCCGTGGCCAACCTCGGCGACGTCGCCAGCCCGTTTGTTTCGGCGCTCAACACGATCTGCCCGCAGATCCGTGCCCGCGCTTACATACATGGCCCGAATACCACGAACACCGAGGCTGTTCGCTTCCGCAACACGGTCAACGGCGGTCGCATCCTGATCATCGACCCGAAGGGCTTGAAGAACGTTGACGGTACGCCCGTCCAGGTTCCAGTTGCCCCGGTCTTTGCTGGCGTGCGTTCTCGTGTCGTTGCGTCCGCCGACGGCGTTTCCGGTTCGGTGTCCAACAAGATCATCCGCACGCTCGACGGCGTGGCGCGCACGATCCAGTATCCGCAGGACTCAAACTACCTCAACGAGCGTCAGGTCTCCACGATCATCAACGAGCGCGGCGGTCTCCGGACCTGGGGTAGCAGGCTGGCCACTGACGACCCGCTTTGGGAATTCGACAGCGTCCGCGCCACGGCCGACATGATCAACGAGGCGCTTGAGGATCTGTACTTCCTCTACGTCGACCGGAAGTTCACGAAGTTCAATCTGAAAATGATGATCGAAGACGGCAATGCCGCGCTTCGAGTTTTCAAGCTGAACAACGACATCCTCGGCGGCCGCGTCTGGCTTTCGGAACTCAATACGCCCGTCCTCAACGCGCAGGGCAAGGTGTTTCTGAACGTCGAGTTCGAGCCCGTCGTCCCGATGGAACAGATTCACATCACCACCCACCGCAACATTCTCTACTTCCAGCTTCTGCTGGATGAGGTTCGCGGCGCGATTGAAAACGGCCCACTGACGCTGGCCGCATAAGGAGCCCAAACTATGGCAAGTAATCTCCCGCGGCTCCTGCTGCGCAACTGCGTCCTGTTTGTCGATCGCGAGAACAAGATCGGCCAGATCGGCGATGTCACACCGCCTGTTCCTCAAGAAAAACTTGAGGAAATGCGCAACGGCGGCATGATCAAGCCGCGCGAGGTCAAGATGGGCTACGAGAAGCTGGAATTCAGCTTCAAGATGCCTGGCTTTGACCCGCAGGTTTTGAAGCTGTTCGGCCTGAAGCCTGGCGCTGAAAACCCCTTCATGATCACCGGCGCTCTGGTCGACGAGGACGGTACGGTTCACTCCGCTGTCCTCACGATCCGCGGCTTCCTGAAGCAGGCGGATGCCGGCACCTGGAAGGGTGGCGACATGGCAGAGGCTGATTACCAAGTTGCTGTGAATTACTACAAACTCGAGATCGACGGCGAGGAAATCTACGAGATTGACGACTTCGACATCCGCGTGGGTGGCGTCTCGCAGTACGCCGACATCCGCAACGCTATGCTTGTCTAGTCGATCAGGTTGGCCCGTGCGATATCGTTCGGGCCAGCCCTGATCGCGGCATTCCGCAACGGCGTGATCGCCACGGATATATCTTTGACATCTCTTCCGAGCAGGTAAGGCATCGCACCCAGGAAAAGGGCGTGCGCATCTTGCAGTTCAAGGGTCGTCTCGCTGTAGCGGATCATGTTGCCCAAAGCCAAAGTGGCGCCAGGGAGATCAGCTTCAGCAAGCTTCGCTGCCACGCTGCGAGACCAGTCGTTTATCCAATCGGCAATCAAGGCGCCCTCCATGACCGTTCGTACAATCACTCCGGCGGCCGGCGAACTCGTCGGCCTGTCAGTCAACGCATCGTTCATATTGGTCAGTGACGCTGAGCATCTGTCAAGCAGCACGCTGTTTCTCAGTGCTGGCCAGGTGCCGAGCGGTTGCGCATCGGTGGGCTTCCACCTTGGCGACAGCGACTACGGCCGCGAGATGGTCGCGGCTGTGCGCGCCACAATCCAGCACATCAACCGACGCTGGGGACTTCTGGGCGACTGGAAGCCTCGCGAATTCGAATTCACCGGCCAAAGCGCCGCACCTTTCCGAAAGAGGAATTCCACATGAAATACACCCTTTCTTCGCCCGTTGAATTCAACGGTATTGAGTACAAAGAACTGACTTTCCGCGAGGCCACTACCGGCGATCTGATGGCGTCCGACGCCGTCAAGGGCGAGAACAGCAAGATGTTTGCAATCCTGGCTTCTATCTCCGACGTTCCGCTGCCCGCATTCAAGAAGATCAAGGTCAGCGACCTTAACAAGATCATGAAGGCCACGGCGTCTCTCATGGGGGAGCCGGAAGAGTCGACGGAAGCTGGGGCCTAGCAGCCTCCCTCGTTGCGTCGACATTGAGCACGCCGATCGATGCGATCGAGCGGTGGCCGCCTGAGAAAACGCTCTCCTATTACGAACACGCCATCGAGATCCGCAAGCTGTTTAGCGGCCAGATGCACTGACGCGAGGCGCCTATGGCCGTTTTGAAGAGTACCCTTAAGCTCTCGCTACTTGATGACGTTAGCGCACGAGCACGCCGGATTACTGGCGTGCTGAATGACCTGCAGCGACGCCAGACGGCGTTCATGACACCACTTCGCAGCGGCCTGGGCTCGCTCCTTGCTCTTGGTGCCGGATACATCGGCGTCACGAGCGGTGTGGATTCCACCGTCGGCGCGGCAATGCGCTTCGAGTCTGCATTCGCGGATGTGCGCAAAGTTGTCGATGGCACTGACCAGCAGTTGGAGTTCATACGCCAGACCATCAAGCAAATGTCGACCGAGCTTCCAATCGCCTCGGAAGACATGGCGGCGCTGTTTGCGGCAGCTGCAGAATCCGGCATCGCCACTGCGGATCTCAAAGACTTCGCCACTATGGCGGCTCGTGTAGGTATAGCTTTCGATATGAGCGCAGGCGAGGCGGGTGAATCCCTTGCCAAACTCAAGACGCAGTTGGGTCTGACGGTCGCTGAGACTGGTGACATGGCTGACGCCATCAATCACCTGTCGAACAACATGGCCAGTAAGGCCAGCGACGTGACGGACTTCATGCTTCGTGTCGGCGCGTTCACAAAGATTGGCGGCCTGGCAAAAGAACAGACCGCGGCACTCGGCAGCGCCATGATCGCGGCCGGCGCAGATCCTTCCACGGCTGCGACTGCAATGCAGAATGTCGTGAAGGCCATGACGCGCGGGGCATCGGCGAAGAAGTCGCAGAAAGCCGTAGCCAAGGCGCTCGGCCTCAATCTGCCGCAGCTTGCCAAGGACATGCAGAAGGATGCACCGTCGGCCATCAAGAAGGTGCTGGCCGCTATCGGCAAGGCGCCAAAAGACCAGCATGTAGCGCTGCTTTCCGATTTCTTCGGCGACGAGGCGAAAGCCTTTGCGCCGCTGATCGGAAATATCGGCTTGCTCGACCAGGCGCTGGATAGCGTCAACGACAAAGCGAAGTACGGCGGCTCGGCATTCCGCGAATATGTGGAGCGCGCCAATACCACGGCCAACGTGTTACAGTTGCTGCGAAACCGCGTCAACAACGCCTTTGAGAGTTTTGGCGAAAGCATGCTGCCTTCAATCAAGGAGGCGGCGCAAGGCGTCAACGATGTGCTCGATACCATGGGCGAACGCGCGACGGCCTTCGACAAGATATCGACGGCTTTCCAGGGGTTCATGCAGGGCTTTGCGCCCGACAGCAACATTCGCACGTTCATCAACGACCTCGGGGATCTGCTGTTCGGCAAGGCCGACGGAAGCGCGGCTGCTGATGCGTTGGGTCGTATCTTTGCGAAGTTTAAGCAGTGGGGTGAAGACTTTCGATATTTCTCAGATCAGGTGCGGAACAGCCCTATAGTGAAGTTTCTTGCCCCGCTGATGGAGCAAGGCTTCAAACTAATGGTCGCTTCGGTGGGTTTTGCGATTGCCGCTAGAAGCTTGCGACTTCTTGGATCTGCCCTCTACTTCCTGTCTGGGGCATCCACAGTCGCGGGCATCCTAAAGACGGTGGCTGGCATCCAGGGGGCGTTGAACGCTTCGACGGCGGCTGGTGGCCTTCAAGGCGCGGCTGCTACCAGCGGTACGGCATTTGGAACATTGTTCGCAGCTGCAGCCGGCGTTGCGATTGCCGCCGGCCTGTTGGTGACGCTCCGCGATCTTGATCCGGAGGGCAATCTTGGCGGGATCACCAAGCCTGTCGATGACTTCATTGAGAAGCATACCGGTTGGAATCCGGCGAAGGATGGATTGTCGCCGTGGGATGTTTTTGAGGGACTTGGCAAAGTCCTGCCGGGCTTTTCTGGCGTGCCAGCGATCTGGAACGATTGGTGGCCAGGTCAGAAGGAACCGTCGGCGGCTTTAACGCCTGTATCGGTGTCGGCGCAGCAGGCGATGGACAATGCCATCGGCGCAAGAAACGCCGGCATAGGTGGCTCGACGACCGACACGTTGCCCGGCAAGACCGCTGACGACCTCGGCGTCACGCAGCCTATGAAGATCGATCCCGGCTCAATTGCCGCGCTTCTGCAGCCGTCAGGCACGCAAGATGTGCGCGTAACCAACCAGCAGCCGGTCAGCGTCAACGTGTCGGCGCCAATTACCATCACGGGCGTCATGGATCCGCGCGCCGCGGCGGCAGCCGCTACCAGCGACCTGGGCGCAAAGACTAAAGCCGCAGTCGAATCCAGCCTTGGTGGTGGCGGAGGCTTTTGACATGACGCAACTTTAATGCGAGGATTCAAAATGCTTCGAGTCCTCGCATTCCTTCTTTTCGCCACGCCGGTCGTTGCCGCCGACATAAGCGGTCGTGCTTCGGTGGTGGATGGTGACACGATAGAGATCAGCGGCGAGCGCATCCGCCTCAATGGCGTTGATGCGCCCGAGTCTCGACAAACATGCACAGATGCGGTGGGCCGTGAGTACCGATGCGGCAAGGATGCGGCGTTCGCGCTTGATGAGTTCCTTGCCGCATCGCGGCCCACTATATGCGTCGCCCTCGGCAAAGACCGCTATAAGCGCGTAATCGCCGACTGCCAGCGTGCGGATGGTGCAAGCGTCAACTCCTGGCTGGTCGCCAACGGCTGGGCGCTCGATTGGGTTAAATACAGCAAAGGCCGGTACGCCTCAGAGCAACTGTCTGCAAAGGCCGATAGGCTTGGCATCTGGAGAGGTGAGTTCCAGCTGCCATGCGAATTCCGCGCGAAGGGCGGCAAGGCAAAGTGCTAGACTGACTCAGAGATTGCAGTAGGCGACGGTGTTTCCATCGCTGAAAGGAGAGTAGATTTCAATTTTCCATCCGCCTTGGAAGACACGTCCGTTTTTGCGCGCCGCGGCTGACAACTGATTGCAGATGATTTTTGCCTCTGCGCCGCGCACGTCCATTGTGATTTGAATAGCAGAATTCCAGCCCGAAACGTCGCATGGTTTAGAAGCAATACCGGACGCATCAACTGCAGCACAGATTAAGTAGGCGGCGTCTATGCTGCTCTCTGGTGTCGCGATAACCGCCGTTTCGGGAACGCTCATGTCTGGCGTCTCCTTAACCTCACATTCCCGATCGCCGCGTTTAGCCAATTTCGATATCGTGTCAGGGTAGTCTCGCAGAGGACTTTCTGAAGCCTTCGCATCGATGAGTTTTGTGCGTTTGCCGTTGACTTCACCTTTTGGTTTTCTTTTTAGCGAAGCGATTGCGTCTTGATCGATTGCGATGAGGCGATTCCCAATAGCGACGACAACTCCTTGCCATGACGGGGAGCAGTAAAGCTGCACGTCGTCGGGCTCTATGTCGGTTGGACGCATCAGCAGTTTGGTAACAGGAACCAGCTTGAAGTCATGCACTTCTGTTGTTTTCTTGCCCTTCCCAGGGACTGACAACTTAAGTTCTTGGCATACGGCGCCGCTTGCAACCAACGTCAAGCAAGCAGCCACTATCAATTTCCGCATTCCACCACCCTCCACATAACACAACCCTACCGCGCCAATGTCGGCTGCGCAAGGATCACCTATGTCCGGACAAACATCCATGATGCTCGGGCCGTTTGGCTTTGAGGCGCTAGGCTTTGGCTACGAGGGCGTCGGTCGGCGCGTACAAACTCCGTGGGCTGATATCCAGGTCGTGCAATCGCTCAATCAACAGCAGTGGACTGGCCCGACCTCCGACGAGGTGACCATTAAGGGTGTGCTCTTTCCAGTGGAATTCGGCGGGCAGGGTAGCCTCGATGGCATCATCGCAGCGGCGAGCGCCGGCGTGCCTCTTATGCTCGTATCGGGCGACGATGTTGAGGGCATCATCCATGGCACTTTCACCGTCCAATCCGTTGACGAAGACCGCAGCTACCACACGCTATTTGGCGGTGCCAGGCGCAACGCCTACTCGATTTCGTTGAAGCGCTATAGCGGCGGTCTTGGCGGAGGATCGATAGGCGCCGCCGTCTCCAGTCTCATTAATCTGCTGGGGTGATCATGCCACAAACCTACACGACCAGGCAGGGCGAAACGGTCGATCTCGTCTGCTCAAAGTTTTACGGCCGCACCCGCGACGTTACGGAATCCGTTCTTGCCGCCAATCCCGGCTTGGCCGCCTTGGGGGCCGTCCTTCCACTCGGGACACAGATCGTAATGCCGGATATCGAAGCGCGCCCAGCCGCTACTAAGCTCATCAGCCTCTGGGACTAACATGCATCCACGCATTGAAGTGACAATCGACGGCAAGGCTGTCGCAGGCGCGTTCTATGAGCGGCTGGTTTCGATCACCGTTACAGATAAGGAAGGCATAACTTCCGACACGGTCGATATCGAGCTCAACGACGGACCGCCGTCGTTCCTGGCGATCCCGCGTAAGGGCGCCATCATCGACGTTAAGCTTGGTTATGGAGCGCTGCGCAGCCTGGGCCAGTTCACGGCTGACAAGGTGACGTGCAAATGCCTGCCTTACAGCATGTCTATTTCTGGCAAGGCGGCGGACCTGCGCAGCGGCAAACTCAAGGAGCCGCAGGAGCGCCATTGGGACAAAAAGAAGCTCAAGGACATCATCGGGGAGATCGCATCTGAAAGTGGGCTCTCTGCCTCCGTGGATTCCGAGATCGGCAATTTTGAATACGAATGGCTGGCGCAGCAGGACGAATCCAACACGCAGTTCTTGCGCAGGCTTGAGAAGCGCCACAACGGGCTGTTCGCGATCAAGAACAAGAAGCTCATCTTCGCCAAGCGCGGGTCTGGCCTTTCGGCAGGCGGACTGTTTGGTGGCTCCGTTGTCGTCACGCCCGCGATAATCATCAACGGCTCGTGCTCTTTCGAGGCCAACGATCGCACGAAGTATAGCAAGGTCGTCGCCTACCACCAGGACAAGGACAAGGCTGAGCGCGTCGAGATCGAGGCCGACGCTGACGCCGATGGAGATAGCGTCTACCGCATTCCAGAGCCATTCGCCAACGTCGCAGAGGCCGACAAAGCCGCCCAGGCGAAAGCCAAAGATTTGAAGCGCGGCGAGGGCGCTGTGTCTGTCACGGTCGTCGGAGATACCGGTATTTCCGCTGGCTCGCCTCTGTTGTTTTCGGGCGTTCGTCCAGGCCTAGATGGCGCGCCATACATCATCGATACTGCCACACACACCTTCAGCAAGGCTGGATATACGACACAGATCAGCGGGAAGCTCTACGACGGCAAGTCGGGATCTGGATCGGGCTCCGGGACAGGGTCGGACGCTGCGACGAACGACAACAACCCAGCAGCCGCAGCGGAGAAGGTCGCGCCCAATACGGTCGAGGGCACTCCGGCGACGCCCACCGGCTGGGCAGCCACTGCGCGCAACGGCTCAACCGACTCGAACTGACCACCGGGCGCAAAGCGTGCCGTTGACCCTAATCTATTTCCTTCAAGAGGTATCACCATGCCCATCACGACCACGTCGAAGCGTGGACGCGCGTTCATTCGCGCCCACGAAGGCAACCCCCTGACCTGCTATCTGGACCCGGTGAAGGTGCCCACAATCGGGACCGGATTCACCATGCGCTCGGCGTCCGTCAAGCGCGCGCTGGCGAAGATCGGGATCACAAAGCTGGTGCCGGGAAAGACGAAGATCACGGCCGAGCAGTCTGATGCGATTTTCGCCGAAGTGCTCGCTGCTGAATTCGAGCCCGCCGTTGTCAAGAAGTCTCCTTCGGAGCGCGCTCAGCACCAGCTGGACGCCGCGGTGTCGGCCAACTTCAATCTCGGCGTCGGCGCCATGGATTGGGAGTGGGCCAAGCTGTGGCGCGCCGGTAAATTGTCGGAAGCTGCAGCCTATCTTGGATCCCACTACAACACGGCCGGTGGCAAGAAACTTCCCGGTTTGGTCCGTAGGCGCAAGGAAGAGGCGGCTCTGTTTGCCAAGGGCAGCTATGCGGGCATCTCCATGGCCGAGCCTGAGGGCGTCCCGCGGCAGGCAACCGAAAAGAAGCCTGCGTTGCAGGACCCGGTTGTCCGCGAGGCGCAGGAAATCCTGTCGGCGAAGGGCTTCAATCCCGGCGCGATCGACGGTTGGATGGGCCAGAAGACCAAGGATGCCCTGATCGCCTACCAGAAGGCGCACCCGCATCTCGTCGCCGACGGCATCCTCGGCCCTGCAACGCTGACGCAGCTGCGCCGTGACGCCGGCACCGCCAAGGAAGTCGTCACCAAGGCTGCATCGAGCGGCGCGGGCACTGCGCTTGTCGCATGGACTGCCGGCCTGCCATGGGGCTGGATTGCCGCCGGTGCGGTCATTCTGGCTGTCGGATACGTGGCGTACCGCAATCGCGATATCATTGCCCGCCACATCAACACTTGGCGCGGCATGGAGGCGGCTGTCTGATGCTCGCGATGCTTCTGAAGTGGGTCGCAAGCGGCCCACTCGATCGCGTGTTGACCTCGCTCGACAAATCGATCGACAACGAGACGGAGCGCCAGCGCATCGCTGGCGACGTCATCGCGCGGTATGTGACGACGGAGGCGGAAACCCGCGCCGCGGCAATGCAGTCCAGAACCTTCTGGATCATCTGGGCGTTGTTCGCGGCACCGGTTGGCATTTGGCTTGGCGCCATCTGCCTCGACAGCGTTTTCCTGTTCTCAGGCCAGATCGCCGACCTTCCGCCATCCGTAAAACCATATGCTTCCCAGATCATTGCGGCCGTGTTCGGTTCCGGTGGCGGCGTCGCCGGCATCCAGGCCATCGCCACAGCGCTGCGAGGTAAGAAATGAACATCACAACTGAGCTCGTCGGGTTCGTCCTCGCCATTATGGGCGCGGTCAGCGGCATCTGGTGGCGCATCGAAGGCAAGGTCAAAGGCGCCGAGGACAAGGCGGACAAGGCCAGCGCGGACCTGGCCGCCCACAAGCTCCATGTCGCAGAGGCCTACGCCACGAAGGCCGGCCTGTCGGAGCAGACTTCGCAAATCATGAAGGCAATCGACACGGTCGGCGTCAAGATCGACCGGACGAATGAGCGGCTGGACAATTTGATGTCGGCTAGGGTGAGGGAATAAAAAACCCGCCGAGATCATCGGCGGGTTCAAGTTTAATCCGGTAAAGCAAACTTAAACGTCGAAAGTCACGCCTACGAAATCGGCAGATGTCAGGCCACCTTGGGCAACGCCAGTAACCGTAGCAACAAGCTCAACTTCGCCTGCCGTGATCGTGTCATCAGCAGAGTCGGCATAGTAAACATAGGCATTATTGTTCTGATAAGCGACCAGGAAGCCGCTCCAGGCGCCGTTGTCGTCGATATTCAGTTCAATTTTATCGGCCGAAAGGGGGATGATAAGTCCGAAGAGATTGCCATCCGTGCGAAGGCCATTAAACAGATCGTTCGTCGAACCGGTGGAAAGATCTCCACCCGACATGCCAAATTCGAACTCAATCACTCCGAACTGAGAGCCATTCTGTATGTTGAGAGTACCATCGGTAAAAATACCTACCCTAGATGCGATCTCGCCAAAAGCGTCGGCATCAGAAGTCGTATTGGCGTTGTTGTACACGAGTTTATCATCGCCGGACGTGAAGCCGTTGATCGTGTCGCTGGAAGAGCCAACTGTGGCCAACAGAACCTGATCGGAACCAGAACCGGCACCTTCTAGTTCGATCGTGTCATGACCGGCACCACCATCAAGGAAATCGTCGCCCAAGTTGCCAAAAAGCTGATCATTGCCGTCTTCGCCATAAAGGTAGTCATTACCCTGGCCGCCGTGCAACCGGTCTTCGCCAACGCCGCCATAAAGGGTGTCATCGCCTTTATTGCCCTGAAGAACATCGTCGCCGTCGAGGCCATAGATGACATCGTCGCCGTCATTGCCATGCAGATAGTCCTTACCGGTACCGCCGTAAATCCAGTCATCGCCGGTGCCGCCAATTAGCCCCTCTCCCGAATCCATGCCGGTTCCACCGTCGCCGCCCAAAATGGTCAGTCCTCTGGAGAGGTGAGAGAAGTTGGCATTATCGATATCGCCATCACCCTTTGCCGTAATCTCAGAAATTGCGTTGAGTTGGCCATCGGTGACGGTTTCAATGTTCGCAAGAGTATCGTCGAGCTTCGCGGTGTATCCCTGGTAAAGCGCGTCATTTCTAGCGCCTTCGATAATTCCAGGGATTCTAACCAGATCCTTGACTTCGATTGAGCCGAGGTCATCGGGTCCATATGCAAGATTATATGCTGCAGGCTCTGTGCCTGGTGCGTAGTCGTAAAGCAACTGTTCAAGAGTAAAGGTGGAGACGCCGCCACCGCCACCACCACCGCCAGTGCCGGGTTCGTTACCACCTTGCTCATCCAGCAGCAACAGGATCGCCGCATCTGCATTAGCGCCTGTGCCGGGGTTTTGCGTGTCGATGGAAGCGAGATAATCGCGGCCAACTGCCGCCGCGTCAGCGCCTGCGTATGCCTCAACCTCGTTGGTCTGATCGAGATGGCTGGTGAACAGGTTGGCAGCAGCAATCTTTGCGTTGACCGTGTCGAGATCTTCGTTCTTGGCACCGTCAAGGATGGCAATCGCGATGTTGTTGATGTTCAGACGGCCGGCTTCAAGTTCGCCGACATAGAAGTCAACGCCTTCAGCTTCGCCGTCGCGCTCGAACAGAGACTGATAGATTGAGTTGATGATCTGCTCATTGGTCATGCCGGTAAAACGGCTCTGGTATTCTGTGGTAGAAGCCAGATCGCCGATTGCCGTCAGGTCGGCGCCATTGTTCGTGGCTTCATTGAAGAATGCAAGGCCGGCCGGGTCGGCCGGACGACCGAAGAGCGCGACATAAATGCCTTGGATGGTAGCCATGGTGAGATCCACTCCCTCTTTTACTCCCCCGCCGTCATGCGGGTTGACTTTAATTAAACGTAGTCGCGATCGTTAATCAATCATTAAGTTTACGATTGGTTAATATGCTTGGAGTCGAACTCGCCGGTTTGCCCCTTCGCCTTGTGTAACGACTATTTTTGGTTAGGAATTTAAAACTTTGTCTGTAGTATCGATTTCGCGTATCTCGATGGTATAGTCGCGATATATATTATGTAACCCACACGCGGAATCTAAAATGTTCTGGTATTGAGGAGGGATAATTGAACGAAGGAATCCTCAGGCGCATCGAGAAACGGATGAGTGAACTAGATCTTACTCAGTCTGAAGTGTCTAGAATTGCCGCAATCGATAGAAGTTTTCTTAAAAATTTGCGTTCATCTATAAAATCTGGCTCTCCTTATGGTATATCAGTTCTTACACTTCAGAAGCTCGCCCCGGCGCTAAAGACGACGGCGTCATGGCTTGCTGAGGGTGCCCCACATCACACTGTCAATTTAACTGCGCCAGCAATGCCCCAAAATATAACGGTGAACAAGGTGCCTGGAGCAGTCATCATAGCGGCCGGATGGACGCCCGTCTCATCTTGGGCCGCCGTTAAAGAAGGCGCAGAAATCTTTCCCATAATGTGTCAAGTGGCGCATGAAAACCAAATTCTTTTTGAAGTGCAATGCGATGATATTCGACGAGTTGCAAGTAGAGGTGACTTCTTGGTGGGAGACATCAGCGAAACAGCCAAAACCAGTCTTTCGAATGGTTCGATCGCGGTTATCGACCGCACGTCAACTGCTGGCGAAAAGGTAGCGCGGGTCGTCTGTCAGGTGAGGCGAAGACGGGACAATTTTGAACTTTGGTCACTATCGGATAAGCAGTTGCCGCTCGGGGGCTTTGCGGCTGAAGCTCTTCACAAAGGCCTTGATCAATATTCAATCTACGCCAAAGTGATTGGTGTTGTTTCAAGGCTGGGCGACCTGTGAATGTTAGACGAAATTCTGGATCGGGTAGATCGTCGATTGGATGCGGTGGGAATGACGGCCGCCGAAGCTTGCTTAAAGGCCGGTCTAAGTAGAACATTCCTAAGTCTGACACGCCGCGCCGTTAGCAAGGGTAAGGCGCATGGAGGATCTGTGACGCTTTTCCATCGATTGGCCAGTGTTTTGGATACATCTGTTGGCTGGCTAATTGATGGCTCTGGAGCAGAACAGATCACCGACAGGGCTCCTAAAATTGGAGAGCATTGCCGATCAGGGACATTGAAGTCTGCATCATGGGATGATGTCTTTGGAACGCGCGGGACCCCTTTATTGGGTTATATCCACGGCCTTCCGTTGGGGACTCAGATTTCTCTGCGTCTGGAATCGTCGCAGCTTCTAGATCTAGGCGGCGAAGGTGATATCCTACTGTGCGTTGTTTGGCGCCCCGGAGATCCGATTAGGGACCAGGAATTGTTCCTTGTCGAGAAATCTACGGTATGGGGAAAATGGAGGCGCCAATCGGTATGCAGAGCCGTAAAAACAGAAAAAGGCTTCGATGCATACTCGTTAGGCAAGAGAAGCGTAAATCGCGGTTCGCTTCATTTGTCGCAACAAAAACTGCGGGACTGTATTTTTCCTTTGGCGCGAATATCCCATACCATTAGGATTCTGTGATCGCATCTCGCTGAAAAGTGAGTTGTATACATTCCCCAACAAGTAAATCAAACCCACACTAGCCCGCCATCCCTAACCGGACGGCGGGCTTTTTTGTTTTTCGCGGGCCTGACCTGTTGACGAGCCGGTTTGCGACCGCCAGCGTCTGACCACCATCACCACACCACCACAAGAGGAGACCCGCCATGTTTAAGATTCGAAATGCGTTACTTGCTTTCGCCGTGCTGGCTGCGGCTTCGGTAGCCTTCCTCGTGCCGCCCATGATGCAGCCAGCCGTCGCCACTGTAGGCGGCGACACCGGCCTTGTAGCAACTGCCCGAGCGAAAGATACCGAAACCGCCGTAGTCAAGGTATCGCGAGGCGGCGGCCACGGCTCCGGCGTCCACATCGGGGACGGCTACATTCTCACGGCGCGACACGTCGTCGAAAACGCGAAGATGGTCAGCGTCAACGCCAAGGACGGCAAGATCAAAGCGGCCGAAGTCCTCTGGGCGAATGCCACATACGACATCGCGCTTCTGAAGGTTAAGGAGCCCGTCGTCGGATCTGCGCATCTCGACTGCCGCACCGCTGCCGTCGGGACCGAAATCATTGCAATGGGCAGCCCTATGACCATCGACTTCGTGTCTGCTTTCGGCCGCATCGCCGGCGAGCCGCGGGAGGTCATGGGGTTGAAGTCAGTGTTTGTGACCGACATCACCACCGTAATGGGACAGAGTGGCGGACCCGTGTTCGATAAGCAAGACAACCTCATCGGAATCACCGTTGCCGTCATGACCGCACCGCTGCCGTCGGGACCGGACAGATACTCGCCATCGCTCGTTGGGTTCGGCTTTGTCGTTCCGTCGTCCGCCGTTTGCAATCTGATGGCGCGGGGAGAAGTGTGATGGACGCGGCAGTTACCAACAGCACCGCCAAACTAATCGTGCTCAACACCTGCTGGGCCGCGCTTGTAGCATGGGCTTTCGTGCAGGGCTACGTCACCTTCGTCTTCACCCATGACGTCTCGGGCATTTCGTATGTAATCGCCGGCGTGCTGGCCGCGGTCCTGGCGGCGATGTTTCTGGGGCACACGCGAGTAATGCCGCACGCCAAGGTGTGGTTCGTGATGCTGGGCCTCATCGGGAATCTCATCGGCTTCGTTCTTGCTTTGCAAGGCATGCAGGCCGGGTCTCTCGGCGATGCGGCAGGCCTGCTCAAGCTGGCGACGAGCCTTATAGATGGCATGAGCGTCGCGTTCTGCTCCACGCTGGTTGGCGCTGTTGCGGCTTTGTGGATCAGCACCAACAGCTATGTCTTGCAGATGGCTGCCGGCGAATGATCCGAACCCTCATCCAAGACACGCTGATGGCAATGTTGCTTGGTGTTGTGGCGGTCGCCATTTTCATCTTGCCGTCCATCAACCCGCCCGCCGAGGCAGATCCGATAAGCCAGCCCGGAAACCTCATTGCCTCGATCTCGTGGCCGTCAGGGCCGATCGATGTCGATATCTGGGTGTCCCATGCCAATGAAAAGGCCGTTGGCTACAGCAACAAGAGCGGCAAGGTTTGGAGCCTGCTGCGTGATGACCTGGGCGAGGCGAACGACGCCACGCCGCTAAACTATGAGTCCGCGTTCACTCGCGGTCTCCCCGACGGCGAGTATGCCGTCAATGTTCGATGCTTCGGCTGCGCGAAGGTGCCGGTGCCCGTGGCGGTCGAAGTCCGGCTCGCGGAAGGCGGGATGGTCTGGGCCGGCACGGTACAGCTTGAACGTGACAAGCAGGAGCGAACCGCAATCCGCTTTCGCGTGCTCGATGGCGCAGTTGTGCAGGGCAGCGAAAGCCAGGTGTTCAAGCAGATGAAGAGGGGGGATGCGTGATGCGAGAAAAAGCAATCGAAGTTTTGAAGATTCTGGGCACGGCCCTTTTTACCTGTGGCCTCCTGATGGCCGTCTCCGACGTCATCACAAGGACGCTGTCATGACCGCCGCCATCACTCTCTGGGTCGCCCTCGTGTTCGGCATTGGCGTCATCGCTTGGTTTGGCACTCGAAAGCAGGCCATCGCCTTCTTGGTGGTTGCCATCCTGACCGCGCCGGCCGTGATTATCCCGCTCGGCCATGCAACGCCGCTTGCGCCGCCGGCCGGGCAGTACAGCGTCCTTGGCGCCAAGATCGAAATCGACACCGCCATTTACGTCTTGCTCGATGATGGTCAAGGCGAGCCGCGCCTGTATCGACTGCCATATACTTCGGCCGCCGCCAATCAACTCCAGCAGACGATGGACTCGGTGCAGTTCGGCCAGAATGGCGGCGGCTCGGTAGGCATGTCTATGGGCGAGGACGGCTCGCCCGGCTTTGCAGAGGAAGGTGTTGCGGGAACAGAGCAGCCGAAGACTGTGGACCAGCCTTTGCTGGTGACACCTTGAACCATCTGCAGTGGCACGCCGTCATTATGGCGGCCTGCTATCTGGCCATGTTCGCCGCGGTTTGTGGCGGCAGTGCCGTGGGCCTTTGGTGGCTCGGTCCCGAATATGAAGAGGATGAATAGGATGGGTGACGAAACCCCCACGCCAGAACGTTTTACGCTCAGCCAGGATAACGACAGCCATTGGTACGTGGTGCCGGTGTCTAAGCAGGAAGAATGGGATGCCTGGCTTTCCCTAAACTCAGATGATGAGCGCGCTTGGGAGCCGCCCTCATTTGCGCGTGCGACAGGTGGCTCTTACAGCCTTGTGACTTTTTCGGATCCGGAGATTGAATGATGGTGAACTGGGACGGTGCGGAAACCCGCCTCCGCAATGAATTTGCCATGGCGGCTTTGCCGAAGATCATTGCCATCAACGACAAAGTCACCGCTCACCGTGACGTGCCCTACGCCGTGGCTTTGAAGGCAGTTGCAACGCAAGCCTATGATATCGCGGACGCGATGCTCGAAGCGCGCAAGAAGGATACCTGATGCCCACACCAAGATTGACAGACGAGCTCGCTAGACAGGCAGTCGACGCCGTATCGACCTACGGATCGCAAGTTGCCGCCGCTCAGGCCCTCGGCCTGCCGCGTTGTACACTCCAGTCCCGCCTGCGCGTAGCCGCTGAGCGCGGCTTGCTCGGGCTGAAGCCCGTGCTCCCAGGATTCCGTATCGCGCAAGTGAGCAACACGCCGAACGGCGACTATGTTCAGCAGCGGCCTGAGCATGGCGCGCCCTTCGAAGTTCCGGCCGGACAGACTATCAAGGGCGTGTCTGCGCTGGTCGATGCGGATGGGCGCGAGATCGTCAAGTGGATTAAGACATCTGCTGAGACAAACCAGCAGATAGAAATCATCCGCGCCGCTGTTGACGAGTTGAAGAAGGACTTGCCCCGGATCTCGATTATGCCGGCGCCCAGACACAGCGATAGCGAGTTACTGAACCAATTCGTCGTGACGGACAGTCATTTCGGCATGCTTGCGTGGAAAGAGGAGACGGGGAGCGATTACGATTTACGGCTGGCCGAGCAGATCCTCCTGGACTGGTTCGCCGCCGCCATCGACATCTGCCCCGATGCACATACCGCTGTCTTCGCTCAGTTAGGCGACGTCATGCACCATGACAGCCTCGAGAGTGTCACCCCGGCGAACAAGCATGTTCTCGACGCGGACAGTCGACTCCAGAAGGTCATCCGCGTCGTCATTAGGGTAATGCGCCAGATCATCGACATGCTGCTCCAAAAGCATCAGCATGTGCGCGTTGTGATGGCTTCCGGCAATCATGACCCAGCGTCGTCTGCATGGCTTCGAGAGATGCTGGCGGCCATGTACGAAAACGAGCCGCGTATCTCCGTCGACAACTCACCGTCGCTCTACTACGCATATGAATGGGGTAAGACCGCGCTGTTTTACCACCATGGCCACAAACGCGGCGTCAACAATGTGGACGCGACCTTGGCCGGCACTTTCCGCGAAATGTTCGGCCGGTCCAACTACGCTTTCGCCCATGTGGGCCATCTGCATAGCGACGAAGGCCGAAAGAGCGCGTTGATGTATGTGGAGCGCCACGAAACGCTCGCCGCTCCTGACGCCTATGCTGCGGGTGGCGGCTGGTTGTCGGGCCGATCCGCTAAGGTCATCACCTATCATAAGGAATACGGCGAGGTCGCCCGGATGACACTCCGGCCCGAGATGGTCGCCGGCGCTTCGGCGCTTGTCGCAGCGAATGACAACCAGCAGGCGAGGGCGGTGGCGTAATGGTCCGAATGAACGACAATAGGTTCCGCCATCCGGTACTCAAAGAGGAAATCATCATGGTTCCCGGCATGGGCGCGCAGCGGATTGCGCTGGATCTCGCCGTCAGTACCTTCGGCCAATTGGAAAAGTACGTCCCGGCTAACGACAACCACCAAGGCGGTCGATACATCGGCCTTGCCAGACGGGAAGAAAGTCAGCCCGTCACTCGTGACGTTCCCGATCAGGAAGCGCGCCAGGGTGATTGGATGCAAACATACACCGGACGGCAATTCTGGCCGCTTGACCCACGATCCGAGGAAGTTGTTATCGACGACATCGCCCATTCGCTGAGCTTGCAATGCCGCTATGCCGGCCATTGCCGGCGCTTCTATAGCGTCGCTGAGCACAGTGTGCTGTTGGCTCGATGGTTGCGGGGCAAGTACGGCGCGATGACTGCGCTCTACGGCCTGCTGCATGACGCCAGCGAGGCTTACCTCGTGGACGTGCCGCGGCCGGTGAAGCCAAGCCTTACCGGCTACAAGGAGGTGGAGGCTAAGGTTCAAGCTGCCGTCTTCCAACGGTTCGGCCTCCCGGCTGATCTGCCCGACACTGTTCATGACGCCGATAACCGAATTATCGGGGACGAGCTCGTCAACCTCCAGCCAATGGAATGGCATGCTCGCCACTCGGATAAGCTCGGCGTCCCGATCATGCTGTGGTCGCCTGCCGAGGCAGAAGAGGAATTCATGTGGACCTTTCGAGCGCTTATGGACCAGACGGCGGATGTGCGCGGGGGCAAAGCAGGAGGGAAAGCCGCATGAGCAAGGCAAGGCGTCTGGCGCACGAACGCAGGAAAGAGACGTGGAACATCTGGCGCATCAAGTCGCCGTGGCTGCGGCTACCCGCTGCCTGGCTATTGGTTTGGATCTATGCGGCGGTGGTCTTCGGACTTGTGGTTGGTGCGGCGGTAGTGGGGGCATGCGTCGGTGCACGCGTTGGCGCACGCGAATACGTTGCCTATGCCGTTAGGGCTGTCGATGTGCGGCAGATTTTGTCCGCCATGACGAAATGGAGGGTGGCATGACCAACCAATTCTTTGTGGGCCAGCAAGTTCAGTGCATCGACGACAGCACGCTGCCAGAGCAATATCTCGAAGTGCGAAAAGGCGAGATCTACACGATCCGCTGGATCGGAATAGCGAAGGGCTACATGAACGGCGAGTATCTTGGCGTTCGCTTGTCGGGCATCCGTCGAGGTGACTGCCCGCAGTTTGGCGAGCAAGATCCGCCCTTCCGAGCCACGCGCTTCCGGCCTCTTATCAACGACCGCCTCGGCTCGCTCAGGGCGCTTTTGGTGCCTGGGCAGCCGTTGGCGCCCGCGCCAGAAGAACCGCGCAGGCAGGCGGATGTGAAGGAAAAGGAGGACGTATGACGGCGATGATTGAGAAGGTGGCGAGAGCGATCTTTGCGGCGGACTGGCCCAAGGACGACTGGGGTCGCTTCGGCGAGATGGATCACGTCCGGGAGCGCTACCGCGCAATGGCCCGCGCCGCCATCGATGCGATGAAAGAGCCATCAGAAGCGATGAGGGCAGCAGGAATGCGGCGAGGTATCGATTGGGAATACGGGAAGACCGGGCACCCAGACAATGGCCCTATTTTGCAATCAGAGGCCTCTTACATCGCCATGATCCAAGCAGCACTGGAGACAACACCATGACCTCAAACGAATCCTTTGACGCTGCCTCGATAGACGTAGCCCTCCGCCCGCTTGCGGCTGCGATTGGCCGGCCGGCAAACGACAACTACCCTCCCGTCATCGCTCTCACGGGCGTCGCCGGTAGCGGCAAGTCTACGGCGGCCGACTACCTGATCCGACATCATGGATATGAACGGGTAAAGTTCGCCACCCCCCTGAAGAACATGATGAGGGCCATCGGTTTCGGAGAGGAGGACATCGAGGGAAGCTGCAAGGAACTCAGCAATAGTCTGCTTTGTGACAAGACGCCGCGGCACGCTATGCAGACCCTCGGCTCCCAGTGGGGCCGAGACTGCATCGGCGAGGACTTCTGGGTAAATCTGTGGAAGGACGACGCGGAGCGCGTGATCCTTCGAGGTGGGCGCGTCGTCGTAGACGACTGCCGCTTCCCAAATGAGGCCTCTACAATTCGGAAGATGGGCGGTGTGATCTATAAACTTGAGGGCAGGGGTGGCATCGCCGGCACCCACGTATCGGAGGCAGGTTGCGGCATCGCTGATGCGGTCATCGAAAATGATGGCGCGCGCATTGATCTTTATGCCGGCCTGGAGCAGGCGATGATGAGGTGGGCTGCCTAATGGTCAATGCGGGAGATCGCCACGTCCGAAGACGACAGGGGCTGCGCGATCTCCCGCGATCACCTGAAGGTCGTGGTGATAAGTGGACCTTAGTAATTCACTGGGGCGACGTCAATGTCTTCTCACCAGACGAATGGCTGCCGCGACCGCTCGGCTTGTTTCCTCATTTTCTGCTTCTGCGGCTTGTCCACATCTAGCTAGCTCGGTCAGCGCATCGAAGACCTCTCGCCGTGACCAGCCGGCATTCTCCGCGGCTTCTACCAAGAGTTCGAACTCATCTTCCAACGCGCACTGACAGTCCATTGCGCGGTCTGCGTAGCCGAAAAGCACCTTCGGTCCATTGATTGGCATCTGCGTCTCCACTTCCTTCAAGAGGACGTAGAGTCGGCGGTTCCCGTGTCAATGTCGGCGCCGTGTCCAAAGCTAGCGCAATTTCCGTATGCCCATGCCCCAACCATCGAGCTCCAGTGCGCCGCCGTCCAGCACGGCACGAACCACAGCCACTCCTGGATGCTCGTTGAATGGTGGCGGCGCGTGTGCCCGGATCAGATCTTCGACTTCTCTGGCATCGAATTCCCCCTCATCCAGAATTTCCCCGTGCAGATGCATCATCACTGCGTAGGTCTCCACCGCCTCCTCCACGCTTGCGGTAATCGGTCCAACAGTGCTCGAAGCAATACCATCTAGATTCGCCGTGGCCAACATCATAGCCAAGGCTACCCCACGCTTTGCAGCCGGGGTGCTCGCACCAGTGCTCCCACAAAACCGGCCTCGCTCGCAATCTGCTTGTGTCGTCGCTTATATCCGGCTCCATTTCGGGCCTCCTGCTTCGCTCAGAGGTTGCTCGCGTCGCACTGGCGAAAGCAGTCCATTGCTGTCCGGAGCGCCGACAGCGATGTCAAAGCTCTCACCAGCCTTCGCCCTGATCAATTCGAGAAGCCAGCGCGGTCGCCCAATCCCCTCGACAGGGAGCGGTTCGGAGGGCAAGCAGCTGACGCGCCACCTGGTTGATGAAGCCGTGGGGTTGCCAAAGTCAGTTGCTTCCGTCTGTCGTCGCCACCTTCGAATTATTATCCCCATTACGCCGGTTTTCTCGGCGGCGAGGTGCAGTCGCCGACTCTCTGTCATGGGCAGCCGCACCAGTTCGCCGACCACCACTGACAAGCCGCCAAACGAAAGAGCTTCTTCCATTGAGGCGAGAACACCATCCTCATTGTCGCTCTCGCAGTGGATGACGCGGTCAGGGTGAAGACCCACCTGCGCCAAGCCTGGCGCGAATAGGTCTGGCCGAGTTAGGCACCAAACAACCGTGCCCTTGGTCCTTGCGGCAATAGACGCAGCAAGGAGCGCAGATACAGCGCCCGCGACCGCATCGGAGCCGCCACCCGCAATTTCATGAAGCGCTCCAAAGGCCAAGCCTCCGCCGGGCAAACGATCATCGATTTCTGGAACGCCGAACGGTAGCGTGGTGCGTTTCCTAGCGCTCCCGCCGGCGATCTTGTCGATCTTTTCTTGAAGCTCGTGTATGAGAGCTCGGCTGGCCGCGCCCGACATCGGAGGGGTACGCGGCGCGGATTAAGCAGCAAGCAGGTCGGCAATTTCGCCGTGCCGGGCGAGCAGGCGCGGCTCGGTCATGTCGCCTGTTTCCTCGTCGACCTGGACGGCATAGGCCGCAACGCCGGCAAAGCGGGGCGCCATTGCGCCGGCGATACGCTCGGCGCTAATGGGGTTGGACGCCTGGCGCATTTCGCCCGGAACGAGGTTGCCGCGGTTCTTGCGATACGTCATCACGATGAACTTCTCAGACAT